CGTGTCGCTGCTCACGGCGTCCTCCTATGTCCGGTTGACCATGCCGACGACCTGGCTGGTCGCCTTCTCGAATGTCCGCTCGACCTCGCGTTCCCGGTCGTCGAGCGCGTTCCACAGGAACGGGTTGGCCCGAATCGGACCGCCCCGCCAGCCCCGCGCCTTGTTGGGCCGGTTGGGCCAGCCGAAGTGGATGGGTCCGGCGTAGACCGTGTTGGCGCTGACCTCGCCGTCGTCGGCCCGGATGCTGCCGCGCAGGCGGCCGCTACGGCGCGGTGCCCGACTCCGGGCAGCCCCCGCGACCGTCTGGCCCGACTCGCGCTCGGCGTCCTTGACCTCTTTCGAGATGTCGCCCTCGGCGCGGCGGAACGCCCGGGTCAGCTTCTCGTCACCGGTGACAACGACGCTGAATCCCTTCGCCACCTACGGGGCCGGTGTCAGGACGCGGCTGTTGACGCCCAGCTGGACCTCGACCGTCACGGACTCGCCGAACGGTGCGCTGAGGCCATGGGTCGCCGGCCACGAGACCTCGTAGGTGTAGGCGTCCTGGTCGGGGCCGGCCGGACCCCAGACCATCTCGCCGGTCGTCCCGAACAGCGGGTCGATGGCGGTCGCCCAGTCGTCGGTCCAGAGAAGGGTCATCGTCAGCGTCCGGGCGCCGACGTGGACCGACGACTGCTGCGGGTTGCAGAGGGTCGGCTGGTCGACGGTGTCGAACGAGACCTCGTCCGCGGGCGGCTCGGTCACGTAGCAGGCGAGGTCGATCTCCGTCCCGCCATCGGGCGTGTAGGTCAGGACCTGGACGTCCGAGATGAATCCCAGTGCGGGCATCGGTTACCTCCTCAGGTGCGCTGCTTGTGGGTGACGAGCGTCACCGCGAACACGTAGTCGACGCCACCGATGGCCTGCTGGCTGTAGGTGGTGTCGCCCGGGAAGAACCCGGCTGGCAGCGCCGCGAGGGCCGCCTCCGTCAGGTCGTGGATGGCCTGCTGGTCCTGCTGCAACCCGGTCACGGCCTGCATCCGGATCTCGCGGGTCACCTCGCATTGCGCGCTGTGTCGCCGCAGCCCCGGCGACAGCACGAGGCACGGCGCGACGACCTTGGCCGGCCAGTTGGTGTACACCGGCTTGCCGACCTTGGCCTTGACGAGCGCCGACTTCAGCGTGTCCCACGGGTACTCCACCTCACGCGATTCCGAAGGTGACGCGCTTGCCCAGCAGCAGCGCCTCGATCTCCGGGGTCAGCCAGCGACCGGTGAACGTCGAGCCGAGGTCGGTGGCGAACTGGCCGAACGCCACGTCGTCGGCCCGGTAGAACCGGCTCGCCAACTGGAGCGCGGCGATGTGGACGCCGGCAGGCACCGGGTCAGGGAAGGACTGCCCGCAGAAGTTGTCGATGGTCGCCGTGGCCGCGGCGCAGGCCGCGTCGAGGTCCACGTCAAAGTCCGCCCCGGCAGGGACGGCCAACGTCCGGCGTAGCTCATCGCGGTCGACGTATCCCACGGGGAATACCTACGAACCCGGGACGCGGGGCACGCGCAGCCCACGCTGGATGGGCGCCGGCTTGGTCAGCGGCTTAGGCTCCTCGGGCGCCGGCTCGGGCGCCGGCTCGGGCGCCGGCGGCTTGGCCGGCGCCTTCTTCTTGGTCGGCATGGTCGGCTCCTAGAAGTCGAGCTTCACGATGCCGGTCGGGATGAAGATCGCGGGAGCGCCGATGCCCCACACCGCGACGTCGGTGCCGAGCTTTGCGACGACGTCCTGCTGGGCCGTCCGCGGGCCATCCTCGAGCCAGTCGGCGGTGATGCTGCTCGACACGAGCGCGGTGTCCGGGTCGAGGTTGCGATCGCGGATGATGGGCAGCCCCGACACGTTGACCTGGAGCGAGCGGGCGTCGGCCGTGCCCTGGACGTTCTGGGTGCCGTACGGCGCCGGCACGAGGCCCTGCGACGACGCGATGGTCAGCCATGCGTTCGTCCCGGCGAGGACGAAGTTGGCGGGCTGGCCCACGGCGTCCTCGACCATGCCCGACGCCTCGAACAGCGCGGCCGCGATGGCCGCAGCGGTCGGGGTCGTGCCGGTGATGGCCGGGCCGTCGGCCGCAGCCGCCTCGACCGCAGCCGCCATGACCCGGTCGGTCACGAGGCTGTAGGCGATGCTGATGATCCGGATGACCGCGTCGCGGTAGCTGGGCGACGACCGCTGGATGAGCTGCCACGAGATGTCGACGCCGCCGGCGTAGGTCTTGAGCGCCGCGCCGGCCTCGCCGAGGACCAGCTTCTTGCTGACGATGTCGGTCTTCTGGGCGACCTGCTCGCCGACCCGGTCCTCGAAGTCGCCGTCGAACGTCGGCCACGCGATGGCCATCCCGGAGTCGGGCAGGCCGGCCCGGCCGAACGCGGTGATGGTCGGGCGACCGCGGTCCATGATGCCGCGGATGTCGTTGAGCCACGCCGGGCGAACGATCTCGGGGACGTCGCTGGTGATGGCGTCGGCCAGCGCCCTGGCGAGCTCCTCGTCGCCGGCGAGGACGCGGGTGTAGGCGTCGTTGAGCGACTCGGCGCGAGCGAGCACGCCCGGCTCGGCCGGCACGCCCGGGACGTTGATGACCGGGGCCGGGATGGCGTCGGCGACGATGACTCGCACGGCGGCCTCGATGGCGTCGAGCGTGAGCGGCTGTGGCTCGGGCACGGTGTCCTCCTGACTTCGCATTGCGATGACTTCTGCGCCGGGATAGGCCCCTCGGGGCACGATGGCGACACGGCGCAGGTCGGCCTTCTGCCGTTCGAGCACGCCGTCTTGGCGATGGACGGTGCCCCCGTCGATGGGCGCGAACAGGACCGACGCCCGACGGAGCACCTTGTCGTGGACCAGCCGGAGCAACTCGTCGCCGGCGGGCGTCTTGCTGATGCGGGTCCGGAGGTAGCCCGCGTCCTTCGCCTTGCGGTACTCGATGCCGGACCCGACGATGGTCCCGTCGTGACGCTGCGACTCGATGATGACGTCGGACGGGTCGAGGCCATCGAACGCGGTGTCGCTGAACGACTCGCGGCCCTGCGGGGTGTTGGCGATGACGTTCCACGGCATGATCCGGATGTCGACCTCGCGGCGACCGGTCGTCGGGTCGAACTCCTCGGCCGGTTCGCCCTCCTCGCGGACGAGGACCAGCGAATCGTCTTCGGTCGTCAGGCGCAGCAGGTTGCTCACGGTGCGGGTACCTCCTCGGGGACGTCCATCTGGTCACCGATGGCGGGCGGTGACGGCGCGTACAGGGTCGGCGTCTGGCTGGGCGGGCGGATGCCCTCGTTGCGCTGAATCCACGTCGCGTCGACGACGCCCAGCGCCACGAGCTTCTCGTAGACGTCGACTCGGGCGCTGAGCTCGATTCGGAAGATGTCGTTGACGTCGAACCGCACGGTCTGCGTCCGCGGCAGCAGGTCCGACCACGCGTTTTCGATGGGCACGAGGTACAGCGGCTGGAGCGTCGAGCGGATGAACTCGCTGTAGACCTGGCCGATGTTCTGGTAGGTCAGGCTCGAGCCGCCGGGCAGGCTGACCAGCAGCAGCGGCGTCGGGATTCCCAGCAGGCGGGCGACGACCGCGACGCCCTGCTCGCGGGCCTCGACCAACTGCGAGTGCTCAGGGTCGGACGCGGTGACCTCGTACTTGACGCCGCCCGACAGGATCGCCGGCGTGCGCGTCGGCCCGGCGTGCGATTCGAGCCACTGCGCCTTGAGGGCGTCGGCCTCGCCCTTGTCCAGTTGGGTCGGCACTTCGAGGACGCCCGACGGGACGCCCGCCCCGACGAAGTGGCCGGCGGCGTAGACCTCGGTCGCCTCGACCGTCCAGAGCGCCGCGGCGGCCTGCTTGACCGGCGACGTGCCTTCGAGGTGGCCGACCCGCGGCGACAGCGGGATGTGCATGAAGTCGACGCCCGGGGTCATCATCCGGCCGCGCCACTGGTAGCGCGGGAGCATCCGCGCCGCATCCCACGAGACGCTGACCTCGGACGGGTCGACGACCGTCGCGTTGCGCGCCCGGCCCGACTCGGGGTCGTGGTTCATCAGGAACCAGAACACGTCGCCGGTCTCGACCATCGAGCGGACGGTCATGTTCAGGAACGTGTACCTGGAGCGCCACGGGTCGGGCCGGTTGACGATGCCCGGCGCCACCGGCATCGGCTCGCCGTTGACGTAGGTGTTGACCGACATCATCGCGACGGCCGAGGCGATGATCTCGACGCCGCGCTCGACCGCCGGCAACTGGCACGGGTCGGACATCCCGGCCTCGCGGGCCGCGACCCAGCGGCTGATGTTGTCGCTGACGGACGGGTAGGGAGGATGGAGCTCCTCGGCGATGACCTGCTGCGGCTGCGTCCCCAGCAGCCAGTCCATCAGGCCCACGGGGTCGGCCTCACCACGACCGCCCCTGCGGTTGGTGCCCTGACGGCGGACAGCCAACCCATCGCAGAGATAGTAGCTGCCGCGTCAATACGCCCGACCCGGGGGACCGGAGCATTTCCAATATTGGGAATGCTCAGTAGATGGCCGGCCTCGGCGGCGGCGGCTGGTCGCTCAGGTGGACGGCGATGGTCGCCGCGACCAGCGCGTCGATGTGGCCCGCGCTGCGCCGGCGGACGAAGCGCCACGCCTCGGCATCTTCCGACCTGGCGGCGAGCCGGACGGCCGAGTCGAGGACGGGATCAGAGCGGTGCCGGAGCCGACCCGTCACGACGTGACCGAGGAACCCGGCGCAGGCCGCCCGGAACTCGGTGCCGCCGACGGCGACGACCGGCAGATCTTCGTCGGCCAGTCGCTTCATGGCCGCGGCGATGGCCGACTGCGGGTCGTAGCCGATGACGCTGCGCGGGTACTTGCGGGCCAGCCGGCGGACCTCCATGACGACCGCCGACTCGTCGACCGGGCGGCCGGTCTCGGGCCAGTCCTTCGCGACCTCGACATGGATTCGCTCGGCGTCGTCGTCGTGGCTGGCGACCGCGATGCTGCCGCGCTGCCATGACGGGCTGACGTCGACGGCGAACGTCGGCCGAGTGTCGGGCGCCACGCTGTTCCGGTCGGCGCACGCATCCCACGCGCCGGGCGGCGCCCAAGCCTGGAGCGGGTCGACGATCCAACGGTTCAACGTCTCGCTCGCGAACCTCGCCGGCGTCTGGCTGCGCCGGGTCGCCCGCAGGACGTCCATCGTCAGCAGGCCGTCGGCGGTCGCGGGGTTGGCCGCCCGGATGCCGTCGTCGTCGTCGGTCGTGCCCTCCCAGACCAGCGTGCAGTACCTCGGGTCGCTGTCGGGCTGGGCGATGGCGAGGGTGCCCCGGTCGTATAGACGCTTGGCGAGGACGGCGTTGTCGCTGACCGATGCGGTGCCGATGGCGAGCAGCAGACCGTCGCGGCTGGTCCGGATCATCGGCTCGGCCGCGGCCCAGCTTTCCTCGTCGCGCTGCTCCTGGATCTCGTCGAGCATCACGAGGTCTTGGCCCAGACCGCGCCAGCCGGCCGCCCGACCGCTGACGTAGATGTGGCGCCGCGGCGAGCCGATGTAGCCGATGCCGATGCGCGTCCCGGCGGCGTTCGCCTCCATCCCCAGCGGGACCGAATCGACGCTCACGGAGTTGAACGAGATGAGCGCCTGCTCGCGGGTGTAGCTCGCGTTCACGCTCCTGCTCCAGATGGGCGACTCCTCCAGCACCCAGCCGATGAGCGCCCGGAGGATGGACGTCTTGCCGTTGCGCCGGGCGACCGACAGCAGAACCTCGCGGTAGCGCAGCCGCATGGTCGCCGGGTCGACCTCGAGCATCCGGTCGATGGCCCAGATTTGCCAGACGAGGAGCTTCAGACCGATGCGCCTGGCTGCCCAGCGTCGAACGTGCGGACCCCATGTCAGGAACGGCTCGGTCAGCGGTCGCGGCGCGTACAACGGCGGCGGCATCCCACGGGGAATACGTCCGCTAGCAAGCACCGGTCGAATCCGGCGCGGAGCGGGTGCCAACAGGCCGAGTTTCGGGCCGGGCAGGTTGCCGCTCGACGCTCGCCGGCGGACAGCGGGTGCATTCCGGACTTGTTCGGGCGGATCGCTGGGTGTCCGGCTTCCCACCGTCATGAAAAAACCGGGCCGCTCAAGATGTACAGGCTCGTACACGTCTGTACCAAATGACTCAGATGACTCAGATGACTCAGATGTATCACCACGACCTCGATGGGTTGGTCGTCATCGCAGGCACCGAGCCACGGCTGCTGTTGCACCCACGGTGAGCGGCCTTGAGGTTGGCCGGGTCGTACCACGAGCCACCGTACTTGATGCCCACGATGTGGTCGGCGGTGTCGGCCCCGGGCAGGCGACAGATGTGGCAGATCCCACGGTCACGGGCGATGACGGCATGGCTGACCTTGAGCCAGCGCCGACCTCTAGGACGGTGGGGGAGGGGAGTCATCGCGTCGCCCAGAGGTAGGCGACGACCATCCACGAGACAGCCACGCACGCCCAGCTGACAGCGAGCACGAACAGCAGAACGATGACGACGACGCGCTCGCGGTTCATCAGTGCGGGAGCCGGTAGTGGTCTGGGCAATCGAGCGCGTGGTCAGGGGCCGGCCAGCCACACGCCGGGCATGGCGGGAGATTGAGGACGGGCCACTCGCCGAACAGGTCACGGGCTGCTTCGTCCCTCGCCCTGGCTGCCTCGATCTCGGAGTCGTACAGGCCGAGGTGCTGGCTGCCCACGCCGACCCGCCACTTGCCCGATGCTCCATGCCAGCTGACGCCGACGAAGATGGACGAGCTGCCCCGGTGCGAGCGGATATGGCGGGCGTTCTCGGTGCGCGTTGCGATGCGAAGGTTCGAGCGCCGACAGTCGAGCGTGTCCGAGTTGATGTGGTCGACCTCCACGTCGTCGTCGGGAGTGAGCGCTAGCAGCCAGCGGTGCAGATACACGGTGCCCTCGGCCTTGCTGCGACGCATGGCGTACACGATCCCGTCAGCCGCCCTGGAGCTCCAGTTGTACGGCTCGACGATGTCCCTGACCTCGGCGTCGACGATGGCGACATTGCCATCGCTCAGGACGACCCCGAGGGTGCCGTCGCCACGGTCGATGAGTGCCCGGAGCGGGCGCTGATTGCCGCCCCTGCTCATAGCGACATTCCCCGTGGAATGAGCCCAGACATAACCCGGTGCGAGGTTGCCGTCATGCTGCAATCCGCCCGTATTCCTGTGTAAAACGGCCACTGCACGCCCAGACATAACTCACCATCACGGCAGTGTCCGATTCGATGGGGTCGGGGACCGATTCGATGGGGTCGAACGACTCGACGTTATCGGCAGTGGTGTACTCCGAATCGACGCGCCGGCGCATGTCCGCGATGCTCACGATAGACCGCTCGTGGCGGGCGACGTCCGCCTGGACGAAGCATTGCCAACACTGGTCGCCGTAGTTGTCGATCTCGGCACGGTCGCACTCGCAGCGCGTCATCGCTTGGCCCAGTAGTCGACGAACACCTCGATGCAGTGGCCGCAGGCGACCATGCCGTCGATGGTGTCGTGGTAGCGCATGGCTCGCTTGACCAGCGCCGGGTCGGTTCGTTCGACCATCTCCCGGCGACGTTCGACGGCGTCAGCCGTCAGTCGTCGCTGGCGGGGGTGGGTGTCGGTGGTCTCGGTCTTGTACATCGGCAACTCCTCCATGCCGGAGGCTCAGGAGCCGGGCATGGGTGCCCCATCGAAGGGGCACCAACCTTGCCGTCTGGACAGTCGCCGTCGGTAGGGTTGTCGGTGGCTCTAACGCGCCTCGGCCTGCCGTTATCGCTCGCCACCGTGCCCGAGCGCGCACGCGCTCACAGGGCGGGGGTTCTCTGGAATCGAGGGGGTTGCGGTTCGTAGCCGCTCAGGCTCGTGGTCCTGCTTCGCACCCATGCCAACCGGGGAGTCTTGCCTCGAACCCTGACCGTCCTGACGCTAGACAGTCGTTTGCTGGCTGGTAGCCTATGCCTGCGGTCGACCTGGAGCGCCACACGTAGAGGTCGGCCGTTTTCCTTTGTCCTCGGCTCTCACCGTAGCACCCGACGCCATACTCCCGGCGGGTATCTACTCTCGCCGGCGACCTCGCCAGCCCACCGCGAACAGGACGCCGGCGATGGCCGCGAGGATCGCGCCGCGCTCGTCGATGCCGACCTGGCCGGGCGTGACGATGGCCCCGACCAAGACGAGGCAGATGGCGATGAGCGCGTACAGCGCGGCGTCGGCCGGGTCGAGCCGACTCACGGCCAGACCTTGACCGTCCCGGCGTACACGGCGCTCGCGGCGTTCGACCCGTAGCGGTAGCCCGACACTTCAGTGTTCACGACGCCCGGCTCGTCGAGCGGCTTGAGCGCCATGGTCAGCCACGTGTCCGATTGGAAGACGCCGCCGGTGTTGCCCGTCGCGGTGCCGCTCGGTCCGGGGGAGTGCACCGTCCCCGAATAGACCATCAGCCCGCCGTCCTTGCCCGAGCTGTTGACGTTCAACTTCCACACGGGGTCGAAGTTGGCGCAGTTGGTGCCGGTCAGCGTTCCTGCGGCCGTGGAGCCGAGGACGACGCCGGCGTAGATGACCCGGGTGTCGGCCTCGGTGGTCGTCACGCCGTCGTAGGCGAGGTTGATGTCGTTCGCCGGGTCGCCGCCCCACGCGAAGACATCCCACGGGTTGCCGGTGGTCGGGCAGCCGCGGATGCCGAGGCAGATCGCGACCTGGTAGTCCGAGAAGTTGGCCCACGTCGGCATCGTCGGGGAGCTCGAGGTGGCCCGCTTCCAAAATGCGTACATCCGGGTCTGGCCGCCGCCGCTGCCGGTCGCCACGGGCGAGCCGGCGAGCTGGGTGAAGCCGGCCGTCGTCTGGATGGCCGTGAGGTTGGCCGCGTTGAGCACACTCTCCAGCCCGATGAGCAGCAGCAGGATGTCGCCCGCCTGCGTGCCCGCTGGCGCGGTCGGCGCGAGCGACCCGCCGCTGTTGATCGCGGTCGCGCCCGACGGTGATGGGTCGTAGAGGGTGGGCGCCGTCATCCGACCAAGACGTACAGCGTATTCGCGTCCTTGGGCGTCAGGGCCGAGTACGCGGCCGCGGTCAGGATCTGCACCGTGGCGCCCGGATGCACCGGGCCCGTCGGTCCCGTTGGCCCGGCTGGACCCGTCGGCCCGGCTGGCCCGGCTGGTCCCGGGACGGTCGAGTCAGCGCCAGTTGTACCGGCAGGCCCCGTAGCGCCCGCAGGACCGGCTGGACCCGCTGGTCCGGTGCTTCCTGCCACTCCGGGCGGTCCCGGGTCACCCGCTGGTCCCGCTGGTCCCGTGGGCCCGGCTGGGCCTGTGGCTCCGGCTGGTCCTGGCACCGTCGACGCGGCACCCGCTGGTCCCGCTGGCCCGGCAGGCCCGGTCGATCCCGGAGGTCCGGGGACGGTGCTGGCTGGCCCGGCAGGTCCGGCTGGACCCGTGGCACCCGATGGGCCCGCAGGTCCGGGCACATTCGATACCCCGGCAGGCCCGGCAGGCCCGGCAGGCCCGGCTGGTCCGGCAGGCCCGGGCACGGTGGAGTCGGCGCCGGGCGGGCCGGCCGCCCCATCGGCTCCCCGCGGCCCGTCGGCGCCGGCTGGTCCCGCTGGCCCGGGCAGGCCCGGTGGTCCGGCGGGGTTGATGACCTGGACCTCGAGGACGCCGCCCTCGGTGGTGTTGATGTCGGTGGTCATGGCGCGTTCGTCACGTCTGGCCGAACGGTCAGCGTGCCCCGGACCCATGTGGTGATGTCGCCGCCCGATTCGGTCACCTCGACATCGTAGTCCCACGTCTTGGCCTCGAGCCCTTCGGGCGGCGCGCTGACGGCCACGATGCCGTCGGTCGGCTCGACGGTGACGGACAGCTCGATGACCTCCGGCGGATCTTCGGACTGCACCCAACTCGCGACCATGGCGTCGGTCAGGTCGACGGGCACGCCGTCCCGCAGGAACCGGAAGGTCTGCGACCACGAGTCGCCACGATAGGCGACCAGTCGCACGTCTACGGGCAGGCCCATGTTCGACTCCTTATGCCACGGGGAATATCTACGACCCGAGCGCCGCCCCGATTCGGACGACCGCCCCCGAGTTGAGGCTGACGTTTGGTGTAGCGCCAGACCCGCGGTTCTGGCCGGCGAACGTGATGACGTCGCCCTCCTGGAGTTGGAGCAGCATCACGATGTTCCACACAACGTTGACGCCGCCGTCGCTCTCGGCCAGCGCCGTCGCACGGGTGACTCCGTTGACGACGAGGATGCCGCGGACGCCATCGTCCTGCGCCCCGCCGACCGAGTTGAACGTCGCCATGACGACGTACAGCCCGTCAGCGTCAGGCGGCGCGACCATCCTGTTGCCGACGGTGTCGACCCAGCCGCCCGGGTCGTCAATGGCTGCGTCGATGGGCAGTTGGGTCGACGTGCTGGAGCTTCGGACGACGCCGACGGCGGCACCGTTGCAGATGGCTCCGACGGGCGTGAACACGGCGTCGTGGACGGGCTGGCCCCATGAGGCCAGCGTGGCCTCGCCCGGGTCGGGACGGTCCGGGATGATCACACGAGCACCTCCAGTTGAAGGACGAGTTGAGGCCGCAGACCGCTGCTGCGGTCCTCCGACCAGAACTCGATGGTGTCGACCTCGCGGCCGGACCCGGGCAACAGCATGAACCCGTAGTTGGGAGTGCCCCGCCCGCCCGCCGTCACGGGCGCCCATGCGCGGACGATCGCCGAGCAGCCGATGGTCTTGACCTTGTTGTGGACGTTGGCGATGTTGGCCTTGACCTGGCCGGTCTGCGACGTGGGTGGTCCCGGGTAGCGGACGGCGTTGTGGGTCGAGGGCGAGACTGCCGTGCCCTCGGTCCAGTTGCGGGTGATGC